AACAGGAGACTTGACCGATGTTGATCTAGTTAAAGAGGTTCTTGTTGGTTGGGAGGGTATCGAAGACGATCAAGGGAACGAACTTAAGTTTTCACAATCGAAATTAAAACAATTATTAGATGTACCAATGGTTGCAACTGCTATAGCAACTTCTTTCTTTGAATCAATAGCTGGAGCAAAAAGAAAAAACTAATAGGCGCCGCTGAGTATTATTGCAAAGGTGGCGTAATTGATGAAACACAGAAAGACGCGGAAGTCTTGGGAATTGTTATTCCTGAGCTTGAACCGGAAGAAGACTTTTTGGTTTTTGAAGAAAATTGGGCGGCGATAGATTTATTTTTAAAGGTGCAAACGCAATGGAGGGTCGGAGGACTTGGAACAATTACAGGTCTTTGCTATGCCGACGTAATAAGTCTTGGTAGACTGATGAAAATACCAAATCTCTCTGAAGTGTTCATTGATCTTCAAGTCTTAGAGGTGACGGCAATTGGCCTTTTGAATAAGGAGAATAGGTAATGGCAGGGGGCGCAAAATTTAATATGCTTATTGCTGCCAAGACTTCAGGGCAAGGCGCAATTAAGCGCATGGGTAATTCCATGCAGGGATTACAAGGCAGGTTGAAAAATGTTCGGGCAGCGGCTTTAAGTGCAGGAACAGCTTTTAAGGCTTTAGCTTTAATTGTTAGTGCGGGTGCTTTTACTAGATTTGTTAAATCTTCCATCGATCAAGCTGATGCTTTTGGGAAATTAAGTAGTCAGACGGGCATCGCTGCAAATACTTTGCAAGCTTATGTAAATGCCGGAAAATTAGCAGGGGTTGAACAAGCCACTATCGACAAAGGCTTGAGGCGTTTGGCTCAGTCAATGAGAGAAGCGGATCAAGGCGTGGCTACTTATGCTGATGCTTATATGGCTTTAGGCATAACGGTAAGAAATTCAGATGGTCAATTAAAAAGTTCAGAGGCGGTATTAGGCGAGTTAGCTGATCGGTTTAGAGATATGCCAAACGGAGCCACAAAAGCGGCTTTAGCAATGGAAATCTTTGGTAGATCAGGAGCAAGTTTAATTCCAATGCTTAACGAAGGAAGCGAAGCAATGAATAAATTTAATTATGAAACCAGCGAGGGATTTGCTCAAAATGCAGAGTATTTTAACGACCAATTAACTGTCTTAGGTATTGGATTTAATGGCTTCAGACAACAGTTGACAGATGCGTTGTTACCAGCTTTAAATTCAATTTTAGAGGTTTTTACGAATGTTCTTGGAAGCCAAAATGATTGGTCAGGATTTTTTAAATTTGTAGAAGGTGCTATCAGGGGAATTGCAATTACTGTTTTCGGTGTTGCTAAATTATTCCAAGAAATAGGAAAACTTGGTGAAACGATAATAAATAGAGTTAAGCAAATGATGGAAACAATAGATCGGTTAACTCCACAGTGGGTTAAGAATTTATTAGGCGGTGGCGTCGATATTGCAAAACAGGCAGGTAGTCAATTCGTAACGCAGCAAAAACAAAATTTAAGATCTATTTTAGGTGATGATTACGTTGATGAAGCTAAAGCAAGATTTGAATCTAATTTGCCTCAATTAACACAATTAGCAACAGGAGAATCAAACGCCCCGGAGAAATATTTTAAGGACGGTACAAACGCTGCAAAAGAATTAGAAACGCAAATGAAGAAAACTTTTGGTAATTCAATGAAAGCAAAATTGAAATCATTTTATGATTCTTTAGGTGATGTAGGAGGACAAGTTGCTGACGTAGTAATTAAAGCCTTTAAAGGTCTTGAAGATCAGCTTGTATCGTTCGTTACTACGGGCAAGCTGCAATTTAAAGAATTAGCAAGATCAATTATTGCTGATATGGCACGAATAGCAATTAGGGCAATGATTATTAAGCCGATCATGGCAGGGTTTGGACTTTCAGGATATGCCAAAGGTGGAGTGTTTGAAAATAGTAATCAGATCACTAAATACGCAAAGGGTGGAGTTTTCAATTCTCCGCATTATTTCGCAATGGGAGGCGCAGGCAATTTTGGCGTTTTAGGTGAGGCTGGCCCCGAAGCAATAATGCCCCTTAAGCGTGGAAAGGGTGGGCGCTTAGGTGTAGAAGCTCAAGGCGGAGGAGGAACAGTTATTAATGTTGCTGTTGATGCGTCTGGTTCACAGGTGGAAGGAGACGAGGAAGGCGGGAAAATGATTGGTCAATTAATAGCAACGGCCTGTAAATCGATCATTATTAACGAGCAAAGACCCGGCGGCCTTTTAGCAGCTACTTAATTATGGCAACTTTCTCTTATACACCCTCTTTTACTGCTACTGAAAACAGTAAGCCCGAGGCACAAATTATTAAACTAGGTGATTCTTACGAACATAGAATTAGTTTTGGCCTGCAACGTGATCCGAAATCTTGGCGGCTTTCTTTTGCTAATAGAGACAATACAGAAAGAGATAATATTATTTCATTTTTAGAAGCTAGGAAAGGCACTGAGTCTTTTGATTGGACCCCACCAAGAGGAAGCGCAGGAAAATATGTTTGCTCTGATTGGAACTTAAATATAACCGCTGCCAATTTCACAACGATTACTACAACTTTTAGAGAGGTATTCGAACCCTAATGGCTGTTCCTGTCTCTGAACTCCAAAAGATTAACCCCAGTTCTGTTATAGAACTATTTACCCTTACTCTTGATTCTACGCTTCATGGAAATTCGGACGTTTATAGATTTCATAATGGCTCTAGTCCTAATGCAAACGGAGAAGTGATATGGGCGGGTAATTCCTTTATGCGTTATCCAATCGAATGTTCGGGCTTCGCAGAAAACGGCAAAGGTTCACTACCTAGACCCATTCTTCGTGCAAGTAATGCTTTTGGATTTTTAACGGCCTTAATGCTTGATACAAATAATGTGACTCCTTTCGTTGATCTTTGTGGAAGCACTCTTGTAAGAATTAGAACACTTGCTAGATATTTAGACGCTGCAAACTGGAGTACAGGCACAAACCCATTCGGAACCCCAGACCCAACAAGTGAACTGCCTCAACAAATTTTTATATTGGATCGCAAGACAACAGAAACCAGAGAGGTTATTGAGTGGGAATGTGCATCAGCTTTTGACTTATCTTACGGACCTAAAGCTCCTAAACGATTGGTAACTAGGGCTGACTTTCCTGGTGTTGGTACTTTTGTTGGATGATGGATTGGAAAAAAGAAGCATTAGAACATGCAAAATCTGAGCAACCTTTAGAAGCCTGCGGAATTGTTGCTGTTGTCAAAGGCAAAGAGAAATATTTTCCTTGTCGCAATATTGCAGAAGATCCTTTAGAGGGTTTTTGTATTGATCCTGATGATTGGGTTTATGCAGAAGATCAAGGCGAACCAATAGCTATTTTTCATTCACACCCTGATTGTTCTGTTGAACCAAGCGACGTTGATTTAGCTAGCTGCGAATATATCGATTTACCTTTTTACATTTGCAATCCTGACACTGAATCGTGGAAATATTTTGAACCTTCTGGATATAAAGCACCCCTTTTAGGTAGGAGGTGGACATGGGGGGCGGCGGATTGCTGGAATCTTGTGATTGACCATTTTGCAGAGAAAGGGTTAGAGGTTAAAAACTGGGAACGCCCAAAACGATCAGACGAGATTTTGACTAATGGAATTTTTGAAAGATTGATTCCCGAAAGTAATTTTGTTCCTGTTGATGATGACATTCAGGTAGACGATCTTTTATTACATAAAATCAAAGGTCCATGTCCTGACCACGTTTCTATATACATAGGCCAACAAAAAATCATCCATCATTCATACGGAAGACTTAGCACCCGTGATATATACGGCAAACAACTAATAGAATCAACAGTAAGGAGGTATCGACATGCTCAAAAGAATTAAAGTCTACGGACGTTTAAAAAAATTCCTTAAATGGGACAATGGCACCTTTGAAGCTGATGTTAGAAGTTTTGCTGATGTGATGAGTTTTTTAAAAGCAAACTGGCCGGAAGTAAAAGCACATATGGCGCAACAACACTACAAAATTATGGTTGCTGATCGAAATTTAGATGTTGATGAATTACACGATCCAATTGGTCAAACAGAAGAAATAAAAATTGTGCCGGTAATGGTTGGAGCTAAAGGCGCCTGGAAAGTTGTCGCAGGTGTTGCGTTAGTTGCTGTAGTTGTTGCAACGGGTGGTTTTGGTGGCGCTGCAATTGGAACTTTTGGAATAGGTGCTGGCTCTATTGGTGTTGGAACAATAGTTGCTGGAATTGGTGTTTCTTTGGCTCTTGGCGGTGTAATGGAAATGTTAGCCCCAACACCTCCTCAACCTGAAGATATTGAATCGCATGATCCAAATAGTAATTACCAGTTCTCAGGAATTAGCAATATTTCAAGGTCAGGGGTTCCATTGCCTTTGATCTATGGATATGACGTTTATGTGGGATCAATAGTTATTAGTAACGGTATTGATACGGTTCAAGCGGAGGGTTAATCATGGGATGGTCTAGTGGCGGGAGCAGAGAAGAATTTAGGGCTTTTTGGGGAATACCTGCCCTGCCAAGTGACGCCTTGGCTAGTAATCAATATGCAACCTATATTGAAGCGTTGGGAGAGGGGGAATTGGGTTTTCCTAGTGCTATAGATGCTGGTTACACAGTCGGAACAACTAACTACAACATAGCAGCGTTAAAAGATGTTTATTTAAACAATACTCAGGTCCTAAATAGTTCTGCTAATCCTGCAAGTGCTACGGCAACAGATTATAACTTTCAAGGTGTTAATTTTAATTTTCGTTCAGGTACATCAGGACAAACATATATTCCCGGCATTTCTGAAATAGAGACAGAAAATAGTGTTTCTGTAAAGGTAGAAAATGGATCACCAATTACAAGGTCAATTACTAATACTTCTGTTACATCTGCAAGGGTTACAGTTATTTTTCCTCGTATTGAGCTATATAAAGATGATGGAAATATTGAGGGATCAGAAGTTTCATTATCTATTGCTGTTCAATATAACGGCGGAGGCTATACAAATGTAATTACAGACACGGTAAGAGGTAGAACTAATAACGCTTATTCAAGGGATTACAAAGTTACTTTAAGTGGGGCGT